CCCAATATCAATCTTCTTTATTTCCATAACATTCCCATTCGCATCATCATTAAATCTTCAAATGACATCTGCATAGTTTCTGAAATACGTTTTGTAATTGCTTCAAAGCCTAACTCAGAAGCATCTTTATCTTGTAATTCTACGAAATAAACATTCAATCCTTCATTCATAAATCGTTCGGCAATATCCAATGCATTTTTCAATGCATCAGCATCCAAACAAATATAAATGTCTTGTACATGTTCTTCGATAATTTTCTTTTGTAATTCTGGTTGAATTTGTTTCCCAAATAACGGTATTGCGTTTCTTTTAATTGCAATTGCATCAAAGGAACCTTCACAAAGTACAATCGGTTCTCTCCAGTTAATCATCATTTCAAATCCAATAATATCTTTCGATACTGCAGGATTTTTATGTTTCATAGTTTCTCTATCACGGAAAATACGAGAAACAAAATAATTAAGATTACCACTAGCATCGTAGCTTGGGATAATGATTCTTCCGTTATACGACCCTTTTTCCGCATATCCAATCCTATATTTAATAATATCAAATACTGTAACGCCTCGTTCTTTAAGATAATGCATTGCTGCATTGTATTCATATGACTTTTTATACACCCATAACGGATGATATTCTTCTGGTAATTGTAATACAGTATCTCGTTCTTCTTGTTTTTCAGCTCGATATCTTGTTGTTTGAATTATTCTTGCAAGTTGCTCGAACTTTTCTTTTGGTTGATTTAGTGCTTTAAATAAAGTATAAATTGATTTACCACGTTTATCAGAAACCCAACAATGCCATGTATAATCACCATTTTCATCTGGTGTTGATCTTACTTCTAATTTTGGTTTATGATGTGAGATAAAAGGAGAGAAGAATGAAATATTGCCTCGTGATGTTGGCTTACCTTTACCTAGTACTGTTTCGAGTAATTGTAATAATTTTAGATTCTTCATTAATATAATATAATGAAAACATGGAACGATTCAAAAGATCTGGTTTATTAATATAATAATTATTAATTTATGTCATCCCATTCATTTCATTCCTGGTCTAACGAATTCATTACATTAAACATTTCATTCATTCAATTAATTAAATGCCATTACTTACATTAGAAAATAATGAATTTTTTTCACACTTCCAATCAAAATTTAAAAAAAGTTTTCTTTTCGGTTGGAATTTCATCTAGTTGGCAACATTCTGCTAACCATTCTGCAGGAATCATTTTCTTTGCAACATGTTTTATACCCATCTTCAGAGCATATGCTTCATATGATGTTTTACTACCTTTTGATATTTTTTGATTTGGATTTTGAAATACTATGCGAATATCAATGTCAGGATTGCATTGTAAAACATATTTCATTTTTTTACGATCTGCGGTAGTCCAACGTCCTTTCGTTTCCACAAACATTGTTCCGCCATCCTTTTTAGTAAATACAAAATCAGGTGTATATTTATGTTTAGTTGCTGGTACACTGTAATGTAAAGTTTCAGTCTCGTAATTAACTGGATAATTTATTTCTTTTAATGTTTCAGCTACAGTATGTTCTAATCCAGACTTGTAACCGTATTTATATGCTTCTTGTCTCGCTTTTGACTTCGAGTTCCAATGATTTTTTGCCATAACCTTCCTTAATTTTACCAATCAACTAATACTAATCGGTTGTTAAACATCATAACATTGTCTGATTTAAAATCTAAATCTAAATCAAATTCTGAAATTCCTGTTCTGATAATTTCTTGCTGCAATTTTCGTAAAAATGTAACTAATGCTGATTCAGTTTCTCTAGCTCCGTCCGCATCTAAGTAATCAAATATAGTAACCTCACCTTGCATATCTAGAGCAAACTTTGTGTATCGTGCATAAAAGTTATCAATCATTTGTTTGTATTTTATTGGCAATTCTGATGCATTTTTCATAATATACATTTTTTCAGAATCATTAACGTAAACAACTGGAATAAAACATTTAAATTCAGAATCACGACCTACGATAACAGATGCGACTTCAAATTCATCTCGTTCTCTAGTTATTTTGAAAACATAATCCGTATCACTAATTTCATAAACAACCCCATTATCGCCAGCGCCAATACGCACATATTGTTTATTACGTATTTTATCTAGTAATATATCAACTTGTTCTTGTTGTAATACTTCTGATAATATGTTTTTTAATCGTATCATCTACTTTGACCTACATATTTTTTTTTGATAATTTTTACCATGTTTATGCGAACTTTGTTTTTTCTTAGAATGAACGCCTGGTCGTTTCTTTTTATTTTTTCGTACTACAAAATTAGTTATTGTTTTTGCTATTGTTATTCCTTATAAATCTGCATCAAATCTTAATAAAATATTCATATCAATGTCACCACGTTTACGTAATGGTGATGCTAACTTACCAGTAACTAATAATTGTCCTGCATCATTATATAATCCGACAGTTGTTATATAAGGATCAAAATCACTACTAGAAACATATGAATCATAATCAACCCCATTATCTTGTAATGTTGATGGGTTTAATGTTAAATTAAAATCATCTTTACTTATTCTAACTAAAGTAGAATATTCTGTAGTAGTTAATGTACTTCTATAACTTGCAGTATATGCAGTTTTTGTTAAATCACCATACTTATAATGCGGCGACGAAATTACAATTGTTCCGTGTTTCGGAAATACATTTCCTACATGATTTGTTTGTAAAAATGTACCATCCTCTGTACGGTCCGATAAAGAACTTATTTGTGCTTGAGATAGAGACTTATTAAAGATTCTAATTTCATCTAGATCTCCCGTAAGATTTGAGCTATTGGGGCTATAACCACCCACATTCAATGGATCATCATTACTAATCTTTCCTGATGCTGTATAAATTGAATTTACGCCATATAATAAGAAATCATATGAACTAGAAACGTGTTTTACAGCATCTACCCAAATTGACATTTCACTTCCGGATTTTTGACATAGTATATGTTTCCATCCTGACAGACTACTAGTAGTTGCAACAGTTGCATTTAGTATAGAATCTGAAGAAATTGAAAATTTAACATCATTACTTCCACTCAATTGAATTTTAAATGGATATTTGTTATTGTTTTGTTTTTGTTTAGTTAATATAATTTGGTCATCGCCGCCATTATTTGAACCAGATAAAAAGAATGATATTGCATAATCATGTTGTCTATCATAATATCCATCAATTGATGTTTGAAAATGACCAGATCCATCAAAACTTGCAGCTCGGCCTATAGGTAATGTATCCCCATCTGTTGTTGGAACACCATCTACATATGTTATGCCAGAATGAGAAATATATTGAATTCTATTTGTATCAAAATATTCATTAAAACCTTCATAAAATTGAACATTAGTAATAATAGATGCACTATCAAAATTACCATCAATGATATTACCATATCTATCCGCGGAAAGAAGCACCGAACTAGTAAATTGAAACGAAGCTGGTTTTATTCCTTCACCAATCTTATTTTGTGGTATTACAAATACTGAAGCAGATTCATATAGAAATTTTTTAGTTCTTGTTAAATCAGTCGGGCCAAATGTATTAGCTGGTTCGCCTTTTCTTTTATAATATAAATGGTCTATAGAAAAGTATGTAATACTTTGCAACGACCCGTCAATATTAGAAGCATCATTATATGTTAATTCAGAACCCAATGCTGGCAAACTATTTCTATTACTATATCTTGCTTCTAATGGTAAAGCGCTACTTGTTGCACTACCAGAAACAAACATAAATAATTTATTAGTAACAAATTCTTCTTTTTTAAAATCTGATGGATCTATTTTTTTAAAAACTGAAGGATAATTTCCTTTATACTCTAATTCAGTATCATCTAACAATCCAACTGATTTTCTAGCTGATTTTGTTTTTGCTACTAAATCTCGTTTAACAATACTCAGGGACTCACCAGTAGATTTAATACGATCGTTTTGTATATCTAATAACTTTCTTGCCATAATAGTAAAAAGCCCCTTACATTTATTATAAATATAAAGGGCTTTAATTCAGTTATGTTTTTAATTAAAAATCTAGCTTAACTCTAATAAGTGCTTCTCGACTAAATGATTTCAATAATGGTTGAGATAATTTTGCTACTGCTAATAATTCTCTTGAATCATTATATAAACCTACTGTAGTAATATAAGTTTTTGGATCTCCGATAAATGTTGATTGTCTAAATTCTCCTACGCTACCTGTTGTAAATGATGGGTTATTTGAAAAATTATATTCAGCATTTTTAACTCTAACAAAATAATGTGTACTTGTAATTGTTTCAGCATTTCTTGCTTGGAAACCATATAGATCTGAAGTTGCTGGGTTTGTTAATGTTCCAGAACCTGAAATTGAATGATATAATCCATAATGGTTATTTCCTTCAGATGATGAACCGGTATTAGTTGTAAATCCTAAATTATTATCTAATGTATCGCCATTTAAAATAATTGTTCCATAATCAGGATAAACTAATCCATAATATACTGGAGCTGATGGATTATAAATACCATCACTAATAGAACCAGAAACAACATTATATACTCTACCAGACGAACCGACTGTCGGAGCGCCGCTATTTTCAGAATCATCAATTAATGTATATACTGTAGTACCAACTGTTACAGAACCAGTTGCATTAGTATCTCTTGCAGAAATATTAACTAATGGAAGTTCAAAATTACCTGGATCGATTTTTTCTTTAATTCTACTACGTTTAAAATTAACTACATAAATAGAATTTGAATCAACACCATCAAAAGTAAACCTCGTATCTGCAGATTCTAATAATAATTGTTTGTATTGAGAATAAACAGCTCTACTCGGTGAATCATTCAATTGACCTTGCGAATCAGAACCCAAACCAGTTGCATTACCATATGCAATTGAATATTGTACTGCAGAGCCAGTTGTTGCCGGATCTTTTTGATACACATCAATATAAT